CTTACCTAAAGTTATTGAGATCGTAGATAAGATATTGGATAAACATAAGGACCAGAGCGGTATTATTCATACTGGCTCATATCAATTTGCTGATTATATAGCATCTAAGTCTAAGCATAGATTTGGTAGATTTATTACATATGATTATGCTAAAGAAAGAAATGGAGCCATCGACATTTTTAAAGGAGTTATGGCTGACAAGAATAAAGTTTTGATAGGACCTTCCTTATTAGAAGGTCTTGACTTTAAAGATGATGTGTCTAGATTTCAAATTTTCTTTAAAGTACCATATCCCTCATTGAAGGATCCGCTAGTCAAAGCAAAAATCAATCAATTTCCAGATTGGTATGATTGGAAAACTGGTATTTCTATACAACAAGGATCTGGTCGATCGATTAGGTCTAATAAAGACTGGGCAGTTACATATGTGGTGGACGCTTGCTTTAGAAGCTTGATAAATAAGCCAGATTTATTTCCACCTAGTTTCAAACAACGTATTAAAACAATTAAATAATGGGATTCAATAAACTTTTTGTTCCTTCCGTTGATTCATTAAAGGAGGAACTATTAGCTAAGGGAAACGAACAATTCTTTAAAGATTGGTCAAGGCGATATGTTAAGGCCGATGCAGTCTTAGGATCAGAAGAAGCTATAGATTTTATTAAACAATTTATAGCAGGAGAGTATGATATAGAGGAAAGTAGTTCGTTTAGTAATGAACCTGCGAAATAATCTATACAAATTATTTAGAATGATGGCAACAAAACAAAAAGAGCCCGGGATCTTCATATGGACGAAGAGCGAACGGGCTGGTCAAGTAGTAACTGAAGACATAGAGAAAGTTGATAGACAATGGCTTTATTTTACAGATGGTTCACGAATCAATAAAAGTCTAATTAATGAGTACACGTTAAGAGCTTCGTCATTAGACGAGGCTAAAAGACTTGCAGAACCATTGGGTTTAACTACCATGGAAAGGGGTTCAAAACCATCTAAGACTAAAGCTAAAGTTGAAGTCAAAGCTGAAACTAAAGAGGTTAAATCTACACCAGATCCAGTAGTTGAAACTAATGTTATGTTAGAGATGCTTAAGAAAATGAGCAAGAAAAACTCAGCCGATATGCCAGTCAGTGTTAATATTCCATCTAAATCTGTTTATAAGATGCTTAAGGACGAGATGGATTTATCAGAAGAAGAGTTACATGATAATATTTCACAGCTCATAGAAAGCCAAATAGATAACTTAAGAGACCAGTTAAAGTCTCAAATTGAATCATTTACAAAAACTTATTATAATGTCAGAACAAGTTCAGGAAAATCAGAATGAGCAACAGCCTCAGGTGCAGTTTGCTATGCCAAATCACGCTCAACGTCGCAATATGCTTCGTCAGCAAAAGGTTCTTAAAATTAAAAGCGAAATGAATGCGATGAGCTCGGCTGCTGTTGAATTCAGAGAGACTCAAAGAGAAAATGGTCGTAAGATCCACGAGGCAAATCTCGATAGACTAGAACAGCAAACTACTGTTCTTATGGAAGAAAAACTAGCAGCTGTCGTATCAGGTTGGCAGACACAAGGCTATAATGAAGAAGAAATTTCTTTTTTGACCGAAGCGTGGAAGCTAACTACTTTCAAGAATAAGAAAACCTGGCACGCTGATAAAAAGAAGGCTAGAAAGTTGATGAAGCAGGCTGATGAATCAAGAAAACAAAGAAATCAATGATTACAGTAGCTATAGAACTAGCTGAGAATGGAGTAATCAAAATCATTCATGACGACAACATTAACGGGGCAGGAGAAGAATTCGAGTCCCGTAAGGTTTTTGATTTTGATGGCATAGACAATGTCAACTCTAAGATTACTTTCTTAAATGAACTAGCAATGGACCTGGGTATAGATCTAGGAACTGAGCTAGACCATTCTAAGATTGTAGTTAGATCCGAATGGGGATCTAAATATAAGCCCAGTAAAGAATTAGCAGCTGGCAAAATTAAGGAGCTTGAAAAGGAAATTAAGCGCCTAGAAAAATTCACAAAATAATATGAACTTAAAGATAGATGGCATATGGTGTAAGACTAAGACAGAGTTTAATCGCTATGTAAAAGCAGAAGATTATGACGTTGTAGTGTCTTACTCCGACATCTATTCTAGGTTACTTAAAAGTGACCCGTATGGTAATGAACCCTCTAATATAATCGTTACGTTGCATATTGAAAAGATGTTTAGGTGTCTTTTAGAAAAAGAACAGGATTCACATCGAGCGGCATATTTATTCAAAAGTCTGGATCAAGAAACTGTCGATAACTTTAGAGATTTTATAGGTCTGATGTCAGACGAATATCAGCTAGACTTAACAATTATCAATAGATGTGATTATCCTAAAAAGGGCGTCCTTAGTAAATTTGATAATGTTAAGTTTATAGATAATGATTAAGCATAAGCTTTTTTCAAAGGGCGAATATATTCAAGCCCTTATTTCTACATCTCAGCAGCCTAACGTTCTTATTCCAGTTAGGTGTATTATTCATGATGTAAAATTTGATGATATAAATCCTCAATATCAAATTAAAGTTATCAAGTTTTATGATAACATTTATTTCTTAAAGAAGAATCTTTTTGGTGGTCGTTTCATCAGAAACTTTAAAGGTGCTGAGACTCGAATGAATTTAGCTAGAAAGAATTACTCTACTGTCGAGGACATAGAGAATAATATTTTTGCAGGTAAGAATTGGGAAAAATACTTAATAGTTGTAGACTCAGTATTTTGTGTTAGAACTCGAGGAGAACAAATAGAGTTATTCAATAATTTACAAACTTTCATGATACAAATGAAGATGAAAGAAATATTTGAATTGGCAAACAGATCGGTCTACTCTAAAGGAGAGTTCTTTTTTCAAACAAAGGGGCTCTATGAGAAAGCTTTACGACGATTCTTAGCGGATAAGTATCCTAAAGAAAAGGATTGGGTTGATGAGCTCCTATATAGTCCTACGTCTGAAGAGCTCGATGCCACTGAATGGTAATTTATAATAAGTTAATCTGAATGCTAGCGTTGAAAGATATATACAAAAAAGAATATCTTTTATATGGCATCAGTATTTCAGGGCATTAAAGACGGATCTAAAGAATATAGGGATTTAGCGACCGGTGAAATTAAGACCTTTAGCGATAATTTAGGAGATACATTTGGTTTATCACCAGAAGACGCTGAACTGGAGGGGGTCAAACAAGGATCTACAAATCTAAATGATCTTAATTTACAAAGCGCTGAAAATCTAAGTTCAATATACAGTGATCCTATTTGGAAAAATAACGGTGGAGGTTTAAGCCCTGCTGGAGAAAGTGAATCGATTCCTAAAGCTTCAACCGAGCCCGTGCAGGGTAAGAAATATGTAACTGATGTAAATGGTACTAGTAATAAAGAAACCATAGACCCTGGTAGAGCTAGACAAAGTGCATTTAGCGGTTGGAGTTTATTTAGATATAAGTCTAAGGCTTTAGGAAATACTGAAGACAATAATAATGTACCTAAATACAACGTATCAGAATATAAGGATAGTGATATTACGGGTTTAACTAGCCCTACAGCTAAACGAATAGTTAATTGGTCTCAAGAAGAAAAGAATGATGGTTGTGCATATAGTCTTAGAGATTTTGTACAATGCGAGCATTATGGCCTTATTCCAAATAATTATATGGTTACTTTAAGAAGATTTCCATTTCCAGCGCCTGATGATATTTTTAATCCTAAAACTTTTTCTAGTAAACAACAAACCTTTGTAGAAACAGGACAACCCGACATAGCTAGAGCCATAACGTGGATGAGCCCTACATTAGGTAATGAACTTAAAGAAATATTTTCTTTTGGTGTAGGATACAGCTGGAAAGACGTAGAGGCTGGAGTTCAAACTGCGCAATCTAGTACAGATCGCGGTAAAGTCGGTGCATTTATGGAATCTAATCCAATATTAAAGGCGATAGAAGCTGGAAATGAAGGTCTAGACCCTGTCTCCGCTAGAAGAAAGGAGCAACTTGGCGAAGGGTACGATCCTCTACAAAGTACATATCCTAATCATGTTTATGGTCCACTTAATGTCATTAAAAGCATGATGGTTAGAGATAGGGGTATAAATTTTGACAAAGAATTTACACTTAATTTTTATTACGATCTTAAATCATATGGAAATACAAGTCCTAAGGCTGCATTCCTAGATACCTTATCTAATCTCCTTGTTTTAACGAGTAACAATGCTCCTTTTTGGGGAGGAGCAACAAGGGGGTTATCTAATGGAAAGATTGGAAAACCATTTGGTGATCTTAGTAAATTAGCTAGCGGTGATTATAAAGGCTTTTTTAACGGCGTCATGGATCAGTTTTCTGAAATGGGCTCTAACCTACTTGGAGAAGTAAAAGGACTTCTAGAAAATGGAGAAATGGGCGACATGATGAATAACCTTATTGGTGGTCAACTTATGGACTTATTTGGCTCGCCTCAAGGAGCCAGCGTATTAAACGCGTTCTTAACTGGAGACCCTACTGGCCAATGGCATTTAACAGTTGGTAATCCAATGAATCCAGCAATGGTTATAGGTAATTTAGGTCTACAAAATGCTAAGTTTGAATTTACCGGGCCAATGGGTTATGAAGATTTTCCTACTAAGTTAAAGGTAACTGTGACTCTTAAGCCTGGTCGACCAAGAGATAAATCTGAAATCGAAAGTATGTTTAATACCGGAAAGGGCAGAATGTATATTTTACCAGAAGATTCAAATGGAATTGCATATTATAATAAGTCTGCATACGGTAATAAAGAAATAAATGGAGGATTGGCTGGAAGAGCCTCTGAATCTGCATTAGGATAATGGATTTAAGAACTATTAAAGATAAAGTTGTTGACGGAGTTAAACTAGTTATTGTACAACCTACAATATATTTTACGTTAAAGGTTCGTGATGCTATTTTGGGACAAGACTATACTGTAAAAAGAGTAAAACCATTTCAATCAGGTAGACCAGACCTAATTGCGCTTGATGAATATGGAGATGCTAGTATGGCCGACATTATTCTTAAGTTTAACGGTATATCTGATCCATTTTCTGTTTTAGAGGGAGAAAAGATAATGATTCCAAAGATTGATTATCCCTTTAAGAAATTAGAAAGAATACAGGAAAGAGAAGAAAATACTGTTAAGCAACAGTTTGTAGATACTAAAAGATTAAGCAAAAAAGATCAACGTAGAGTTGAGGCTATGAAAAAGAAATATGATAAAGAGAATCTTTTACCCCCTAATGTAATATCGGCTGGAAATAAAACATTTAAGTTTGAAGCACGTGATATTATATTTGGTGCTCAAGCTCAAAATGACGCAGTCGTAGATTCCATTATAAATGATAAATCTAGGCTAAATAAAAAGCGCAATATTTCTAGAAGAACTCGATAAATATGGATTTTAATAGTAACACATATGCAGTTGTTGAACCATCAATAACTCCTACTGAAATTAGGCTTAAATCTATGGGAGAAGAAAATGGAGGATTTAAGCAAAGCAAAACAGTAGGCATAAACGAACCATACGTTAGTGTCAATAACTATTCATTTAGTCCTGATGCCATAAGAAATTTTAACTTAAATTGTTCAGGAACTATTCCATTTTTAAACATAACAGTCGATGATACTAGAAGTAACTTTTCGGTAGATTCTTTTCCAAGAGATGGAGATGTATTAACGTTTATGTTAAGTTCTAAAAATGAATCTACATTTAAGTCTATACACATGGATTTCGATATATTAAAAGTGGCCAATTTTCCTGCAGACGAAGACGGAACGGTTAGATATAGCTTCTCGTGTAAAGCAAAAATACCTTTTTTAGATAGCGAAGAATGTAGACACTATGAAGCAGATACTTCTTTATCACATATGGAACAAGAAGCTAAGCATTTAGGCTTAGGGCTAGTAACCAACATCGATAACACTACTGACACTCAAGTTAGAATACAACCATATATTTCACATTCAAAATTTATAGATAATATAGTAGAGTCTTCTTACATATCTGATGACGCTTTCCAAAAGTGGTTTATAGACCAATATTATTATTTAAACTTTATAGATGTTAATCGCATATTTAATTCTAAAAATATTATGTCGATTCAAGAAGCTCAAGATAGTTTGATGTCATTTACTGATCCGATAGCTGTCGAAGCAGGATCTAATGATGCTGCTGATAATATGAAAACTAAATTGGTTTTAACTAATCACTTTAGATTTAAGGGCATGAATAATTACATAAATAAATTTGCTCTTGAAAATAATTCAGCAGCCGTTGTGGCTAATCATGGTCATTTTAGAGACGTTCAATTCTATGATGCAACTATAGAAGAATTAAATGAATTTACAGTAGATCCCTTAACTTCTGAAAATATGTTAGATTCAGAAGAACCTTTAAGAGGCCGCAGAGATGAGGACCGATACTTGGGTCAAATTAAGCATAAATACGTGGGTAAGCAAGACGCCGGAGAAGATGGGATGGGTAATGTGCATCAAAACTATTCTTTTTCTAAAATACATAATTTTAGAAATAATGAAGAGGCATCTAAAATGAGGCTTAAACTCACTATAGCATCGTTTAACCCCTCTATTTATAAGTATCAAAAGATTTCAGTTATAATATATGCATATTCTCAAGAGAAGAAAAAAGCAGAGGCCATTAAAACACAAGAAGCTGAAAAAATGGGCTTTAATGAAAGAGCATTTAAGGACAAGGGAGAAAATGAACAATCTCGAGTAGATTCATTTTTAAGCGGCAACTACATAATAGAGAATATAGACTATTCATATTCTAAATCAAAGGGTATTGTTCAACACGTAACTCTAATAAGAAGAGAATGGCCTACTAGGTATGCAGCTCTTTTGTAAAGATAATATATATAGTATATGTCAGATTTTGTATCTATAGATCAATTTAGAAAGGGTAGGTTGCATAATAGAATGCATCAAGATCCTACGTATCTTAGCTTTTTTCTATCATTTGATTGGTACAGTGAAGAATCTCCTTTATTTTCGGGGGAAGCAGAGCGTTATTTAAGAAATGTAATAGGAGATAATGATAGAGCTGATAAGCTTAAACGTTTTATAAAGATACTTAAAAAGTTAAATACAGAAATGCCATGGTTTTGGCAATCTATTTCAGGATTAGAAACTACTAAGCAGTATAATAAAATGGAAGACCCGTTTAGGGGCGGAACTGATAGCAAAATAACTATAACTTGTTTAGAATCAGTTGAATTACCAGTAACAGGTCTCATAGACTTATATAAACAAGCGGCTTATGATTTTTCAAGATGGGTTGAGGTTATACCTCACAATCTAAGAAGATTTAATATGTATGTTTATGTAAGTGAAGTTAGAGTTTTTAGAACCAATAAAGCTAGTCAGTTTGTAGCTAATACAATTGATAGTACTGGTTTATTAGGTACTAAAGACGATGGTCAAGCAAGGACTTCTAGCTCTATAGTTAATTCTTCATACAACGGTGATGTCAGATCTGTTAGGCCTCACTTTGAAATAGGGCTAAGTCATTGTACATTTGATATTGAATCTACAAATGCGGTTTTTCAAGATTTAAGTAAAAGTCCAGATCAACCGATTGCCCCATCAATAAGCATTATGTACGAAAGCGTTCATGACCATAAAAACTATTATGTTAATAGTATTCCAGATGGCAATGAAGATCCAACTAATGGTCAACTACTTGCACAGGGCGTTAAAGATGCTATAGTTGGTTCTGTTGCAAATAAAGTAGAAGGAGCTTTACAAAATACACTAGATAACGTTAAGGGTAAATTACTGCTAGGTAATGTATATGGCTTAAATGCAGCTTCTACGGTTCAAGATGCCATTAGGACGGGCAGCATAAATGGTATCGCTAATATAGCGGGTCAAATTGGAGCTGACTCCAGACCTCCAGCTTCTCCAGATATTCCGCCAAACGTATATCCAGATCCCACTCAATTAAAATATGGCCCAGCCGGTAGCATAACTCCCGGTAATATATATGGAGTAGAACCTGCAACTTCTAGCAGGGGAAAGGATCCTTCAGTTTCTAGAATTCCAAAAGATTTAGGCAACGCAATTGAAAGAAGAGTATGAAACAAGCTGAGCTTATAAATGATAACATTAGAGATACACATTGGCTAGGAGAAGTAGTGGATAATCAGGATCCATTATCAAATGGTCGATGTAAAGTCAAAGTATTTGGTAAGTTTGATACTATTCCAGTTGAAGCTATTCCATGGGCTTCGCCTATAAATAGAATGACGCCTGGTCATCATGTAGTACCAAGAGTAGGCGATATCGTTGGTATTAGATTTGATAATGGCGATATCTACCACCCTGAATACCTATTTCAAGTCAATCAAAATACAGACTTAAAGACAGAAGTACTTCAGAATAGTTCTGAGCCGTATAATGTTATATCCTTAGTTTATGATGCTAATCCTGATAGAAACGTGAGAATTTATTGGTCTCCAGAAGATGGCTTAGTCATGACTACTGGAGATTCTCAAACAGCTCAGCCTATGATTAGATTCTCTCCAGAAGGTCAAATATTTCTTAATTCTAATGAGATATACATCGCTAAAGACGGAACTGACGATACTGAACCTGCAGTCAAAGGTCAAACTTTAGCTAAGTTATTAGATGAGATTATAACTCAGTTTAACGCGCATACGCATCCTACTGGTGTAGGTCCTTCAGGTCCACCACTTCCACCACAACTTCCTAATATGATTAGTCTTCAGGCTAAAATAGAAGGTAATACTCAGGAAGGTTTTATCCAGCAAAGATGATAGACAATGACACTTGAACAATTAACTAATCAATATGGCGAAAATTATGTCTTAAATAGTGGCGATCGTAGGCGAGTTATTTCTGAGAGACTAATAGACGCATGTCAAGATTTATTAAGTAGAGATTTAAAAGCCGGTGGTAAAACATTTAAATTTGCAGGTGAACATGATTTTTCTGAATTTAAAGAAAAACTAAGAGGCCATTTTGGAAACAAAGACGCAGAAAATTCTGCTTATGAGTTAAATTTTATTTTTTCAGGTAGAAAAAAGACGATAGAACAGCTAGTATATGATGTAACACCTGGTCAATTTGATGATAATATAATTATTGAGAAAGTAATTGCAGGATTTAATGGTGACCGACCGCTGTATGAAAGACTTTTAGAACATATAGATCCCACTAAAAGACCTATTAGAAAATCAGGGTCAAATAATCAAGTAACTTTTAATTTTGAAAGACTAGAAGATAGATGTAAATTACATATTACTGATTCTGTAATTTATGTATACGGTAAAAAAATTGTAGGAGAAGAATACGAAGAAGAAATACTCTTGCATGGTAATCAGGTTATGGCAACTGAAACTTCTCCAGAAGGAATAACATATAACGTTGAAAAATCAGGAGATCTTCCAAGTGATGCGACTGCTAGAGAAGAGATAATGACTAGTCGAATACAAGATCTAGACGATTTAGTAGAAAGCGGAACGATAGTTAAATATAATATAGAAGAGTTCTCTAATAAGACTGTAATTAAAACATATTTTAGACTATTAGAAGATTATCAAAAAGAGTTTAATGTTCAAAGCATATTATAATGAGCTTCGAGTTATTTAAAACAAATATGACGACGTTCTTTCAAAATAAGAACGGTAGTGCAAGCGGGGTTATTCCAGCTGAAGATATGCCAGTGTCTGATATGATAGAAATTCCAGATCCACAAGATCCAGAAAAAACTATTGAAGTTTTAGATACTGATAAAGAACTAAGAAAGCTGGCTAGAAAAATAACCGATGAATATCATTTGGCAATAGGAACTTCTATTCAACAAGTAGGAGGTACTCCTAGGCCTATAAATCCAGCTATTTATAATGGCGCTATGAATACAGCAAAAGAAGCTATATTTTTGGCTATTCTTGGAGTTTTAAAAGTTATGCATTCTGATAAAGGACCAAAGCCGTCGGTACCGTTAATGTTACCAATTGGTGCAGCGGTCGTAGCTTATTGGGCAACTGCCCTTGTACCGGGGTCTTTTTTACCCGTTCCTATGCCTTTAACTCCGCCATATACTACACCGGCTCCCGGTGTTTTAGTTCTATTTCCTGGGAATCCAAAGCCTATTGCTAAGGGGTTTAAAGATGCTTTTTCAAAGTATGATAATGAAAGAGATTTTAATATTGCACTTTCTAAAATGCTAGATGATATAATTAAGGGATTTGAAGACCACTTAGCTAGTGTTAGTGGAATTTATATTGGATTAGTACCGGCTGGCCCGGTTTTAATACCTACGCCCATTTCGTGGAAAGGAATCACAGTTTAATAGATATATAATATGTTACACCTTTAATATAAAAAATAAATGTCACAAAAAAAATCAAGGCCTAGAATCAATAAAAAGGCCATCGAGGAGGTTGAAGTAACTCAACCAGAGTCAACGACTCAACAAGAACAAACAGAAGTAAAAATCGAAAGCGAAAGAGACCGATGGACTCTTGACAGCGGCGAATTTGATTGGGACGGCTATGCTGCTGATTGTCCAAAAACACTTAGAACATCTAATCCACATGTAAAAACTCAAGGAACTGATAAAGTATTTTCTAGAGAGTCATATGCTCAAGAGTTTTATGATATTCTAACTAACCGAGAAAAAGAATCTGAATTTATTCCTAAATTAAAAGTTGGAGTTATTTATGAGGGTAAGGTATTTGGTATTAATGAAACGCACGCTACTGTCGATGTAAACTATCGCCAACTTGTCTTTGTTAAACTTTCTAAGGAAGATCCTCAATATAGAGACGTTAGACCTGGAGAAGAAGTATCGGTTCTTATAACCGAAGGTACTAACGATGACGAAAGGGGTAATATTATAGGAACTATATCCGGAGGTATGCGACAACGTATCTTTATGGATCTAAGAGAAGGCATAGACTCAGCTGATACAGCTTGGACGGGTGTTGTTAAAGAAATGATTTCTGCTGGAGGATATGTTGTTAATGTACAAGGTGTAGATTGCTTTATGCCGGGTTCTCTTGCTGGTATTAACAAATTATACGATTTTGAATCTATTGTTGGTCAAGAACTGTATGTTGTTCCCGTTTCATTCTCACAGGATAGAGGTACAATTGTTGTTTCACATAGAAAGTACCTACAAGCTATGATTCCTGTTGAGATTTCAAAGCTTCGCGAGAATATTACCGATAGAATTACAGGTACAGTTACTGGTACTGCGAAGTACGGTGTCTTCTGTGAGTTTAATACTTGTTTAACAGGTATGATTCACGTTAACGACTTAGATGAAGAAACATTTAAGAGACATAAGTCACAGAGTATTAAACCGGGTGAAGAGATCGAGTTCTTAGTTAAGGAGATTGTATCTAATACTAAGATTACTTTGACTCAAAAAACGCTTGAAGAAACTAATCCATGGATCAATATACTTGAAAGATATAAGGTTCCTAGTGTAGTTGATGCAAAGGTTAAAGCCGTTAAAGATTATGGAATTTTTGTAACTCTTGAAGAAGGAGTTGTCGGTTTACTTCATATTAGTGAAGTCGGAGAAGATCTAATCAAAGTGTTTAAGAACGGTGATAATATTACAGTTCAGGTAACTAGAATAGATCCTGAAACTAGAAAGGTGTTCTTGAAGTTACCATCATAATATGATGTCATAGTTAGACTGATATATACCATAACAAAGATATATCGGTCTAGATGAACAAACTTCATAAAAATTCTAATAGAGAGGAGATACTTAATGCTTCGTTATGCGGAGTAGAGTTTGAGTTTTATTCCAAATTGGGCCTAAAAGAAACTACCAAGCAATTGGAGGATCTTTTAGGCCGCTCTATTAGTATAGAAGATAAAGCTCACTCTGATTTTGAACCAACTGATAAAGAGTTCAAAATTGAACCTGATATGTCGGGTGGTAAAGGACTAATGGAGCTCGTTACTGGTGCTATGCCTTATAGAAACGCCAGAATTATGATGATTAAGGTGTTAGGCTGGATTAGACAAAATGGTTATACAACCGAGCGGTCTGGCATTCACCTTAACTTATCATTTGATAAAGACTATTTAGAAGATAAAAATATGATATCTAAGATGAACACTCTTAAGTTTATCTTGGACTTTAACGAAAAACAAGTTTACAACCTATTTCCTGATAGAGAAAATTCAGTTTATGCTAAAAGTATAAAATGGGTTATGCCAAAGGTTGATGCATTCCACTATGATTCGGTTAATACTTCTATTCATAACTATGATTTCCCAGATACTAAGTACTATGGTATTAACTTTGAAAAGAAGTTAAAGAATTATTTAGAGTTTAGATATTTAGGTGGAAAGAATTATGAACAACGGCAAGATGATATTTTCTATCTTTGGGAATCGTTTATTATGACTATTTGGAAATCTTGTAATAATTCTAATTTTACAGAAGAAAACAAATTAGAGCTTCGTAGAATTTTACATAAAAACGAGCCTGTTGCATTATCTTTAAGAGACTTTAGAAACGTAAATAAGAATTGGCCTAAGATAGAAATTTTAGTAGACCTCAATGATCACGGTGAGACCATAGATATGTATTGGGATCGTATGAAGCATAAGGTTATGGATCTAATAACCAAGGGTGGTATGACAGAAGGGATAGTTAACTACGATAGCGATATTTCTCATGTTCAAATTAAAGATGGCAAGTTTCCAACTTGTTTCCAGCTTGAAGGTTATGACTTCGTCAATTGCGAAATTAGAGGCAATGTAGAAAAAAGTGACTTGTTTGATTGTAAAGTTGAAGGGTCTATGTTAGTAAGATGTAATTTATATCAAGGTACAGAAGTTAAGGAGTCTAAGGTAGAGTCTTGTTTTGTACACGGCAGCTGCACCATTGTTAATAGTTTTGTCTTTGGTAGAGATGGTATATTTAAAGGTAAAATGAAGGGCGGTATATTTAGAGAAGGAATGATAACTAAAGATTCTAGGTTTGAAGATGACGTAGAGGTTGTAGTTACTAAAAAAATAAAATCATAAAATGAGTGAAATCAGAAGCGGTAATGAAAACGGCTTAAATACTCCTAAAAGTTTTGGTGAAGATTGTCAAGATCTATTTCTAGACGAAATCGCCGATGAGCTTACAGGCGCATGTATGATTCCTGTTAACCTTCCTAAAAAGGAGGTTTTAAACATTATAAAAAGAGCAGTTAAGTGGTTCTATAAGAATTACGAATACTCTGTTAAGGAAAACTATTATCACATTCCTAATAGCGTATTTGGTACCGACTATTTTAAATCTCACAGGGCTTTACATTTACCACAAGCCGCAGGTGATGGTTCAGGTATGGTATTCTCTGTTTATGGTCTTTATGATTTAGCAAGTGGTTGGAATCAACCGGGTGGAGGTTTAGATTTAAGATTTGAAAGCGGATCTGACTTTGCATTAGAGAGAATGCTTTTTAGAAACGTATACGATGGCGATGGAGCTGCTAGAGGAGCAGAAGAATTACAATACTATGTAATTAATCAATCTATGGTGGATCTATCTAGGCAGATTATGGAGAACCCTATTTCGTTTCACTTCTCACAATTGACAGGTGAGCTTAAGTTTATGGGCGATACACCCAAAGGAGATGTCATACTTGAGGTTTATGAGACTATTCCCAATTGTGCGCTCTACTCGGATGAAATATTCTTTAGATATGTTGCAGCTAAAGTTAAAATTTCTTTAGGTTCTAAATTGGGCATCTTTAAGTTTGCTTTACCCGGTAATGTAGATTTTGACTATTCGGAAATAAAGTCTATGGGTGAAGAAGAACTTTCAACAGTAATAGAAGAAATAAAAGGAGATGAAGGCGTTGATTGGATGATGCATTCATAAGCTGAACAAAAAAGTTGAATAGATACTAGATGGAACTCTATATTAAGACAATTGGTGACCCTAACTTTGACGCGTTTAAGGTACAAAGTAATAGCGAGCTAGCACAACTTATGACTCAAATAGAGACCATACTTTTTACAAACAAACGAGAGGTTTTAGGAAAACCTCAATTTGGATGTAACCTTGAAGATTTAGTCTATTCTCTTAATTATAATAATAATCAAATCAAAGAAACTATAGATGAGCAAATTGCAATGTTTTGTCCTCTTGCCCAAAAATACAATGTATCAGCTGAAGTCTCTTTTGTAAAGGGTACTGCAAGGGACATAGCTTACATAGATATAACTATAGATTCTAAATACCTATTACAGGTCTATATAAATTAAACATAACTTTATAATGGCTGAATTTAAATTTTTAGATACAACAAGAGCTATAGCTTCTGATATTGTAGCAGATGCTAGAACTTATATAGGTCGTATTTATGGTAGGGCGAATACTTTATTTACTACAGCGTCTCCATTTTCACAAATACTAGAGGTTATGTCTGAGATAGGAGAATTTTTAATGTTCTATGTTGAAGACGCAACAGTTGAACAAAATATCTATACTGCGCAACAGCCCGAATCAATCTATGGGTTATCTAGACTTGCAGGCCATGATCCAACTAGAGGCTTTGCTGCTTTTGGAGAAATAACTTTTAGATGGGCAGCTGGTGTAGATTTAAGTAAGGTAATTGGAGATGCTATTAATATCCCTGCAAATACTAAAATAAAGTTCGACGCAAATGGATTAAGCTATATGCTTAGAACAAATAAAGATCAATTTAGAATAGAAAAAACCAATAATAGCACGTTTACGTGTTCTATTATACAAGGTGAAATAGAGTCTCAAACCGTAACTGGAACTGGTGAAAAGCTACAGTCTTTTAATATCCAAACCGGAGGATTAACAGACCATAATTTAGTTTCAGTGTCTGTTAATGGAGAATTATGGACCAAGTTTAATTCTTTATATGAAATGCTACCCTCTGATAAAGGTTATATCATTAAAACGGGCATCGGCGGAGGCTTAGATGTTTATTTCGGTAATGGTAACTTTGGTATGATGCCTGTTTCTGGTTCTTCTATTGAAATAGAATATATTAAACATGACGGAGCTAAGGGTAACTTAGACGATGCTTCGGATCTAACATTTAAATGGGTTGATGAAGGATCAGATGCTCTTGGAAATTCATATGACTTAAATAAATTTTTACAGGCTAACGTTACCTCATCTCCTAAAATGGGCGGTGATAGAGAATCAACCGAATTTACCAAGTTAATAGCGCCAATGGCATCTAAAGGTTTTGTCTTAGCTACTCCGGACCATTACGAGTATTTCTTGGGTAGATATGGTATTTTCTCTTATATAGATGCATATAACACGGTTGATGACCAATATATTGACGACGATAACGTTATTTACATATTTGCGATTCCAGATGTTAAAAGAAAATTGGCTAAAAACTTAGATTACTTTTCATTACCTATAAACGAAATGTTCTTTGATGCTAATGAATATAGTGCTATGGCTGGTGTTTTACAAGAATCAGGTCAACAAATGGTTACCACAGAAGTTAAGTTTGTAGAGCCTAAAGCCAGATATTACTCTATGGATATTTCAGTTAGGTATTTTGAAGGTTTTAGAAAGGAAGATATTTTTAATGACATACGAGATGTTGTATCTAATTACTTATTGAATGTGACTAGAAGAGATAAATTACCAAAGTCAGATATTATCTACATATTAGAAGAAGTCGAAGGTGTTGATGCAGTTAATGTCACGTTTGTTTCTAAAACAGAAGAGACAGCTAGAAGGTTAGGTTACTATGAGTCTGTAACCACCAAGGTTGTACCTTCACAACCCGTTGTCTTAGAGGATATAGGTAATGGTAAGCAAAAATTTGTTTTCTTTAAAAAAGTTCAAGAAGTTGAATTAGTTAATATTAGTGCTAACGATCCTATTCCAGCTGATGTTGCAGGCTTAGACGAATATGGCGATATTATTATGGAAAAAGAAGAGGTTGCTGTATTTAGAGGAGGCTGGTTAGATAGAGATGGTCAACTTGTTAAAGATATTCCTTCTATTAACGAAGACGCTGCTTTAACTGTTACATTTGACGAGACTCCTGTACCAAGGACGGTTTATACTAGACTTCAAGCGGGCGATAGAAAATCAATAGTTAGAAGATCATCATGAACTTATTTCAAGATTTATTCAAATATAAGCTAGAAAAACTATATAGTTATAAAAAAACTAGAAAGGACAATCGTCTTAATTTAGGATATGACTACAAAGATAGACTATTAAACGATAATCTTTCTCAACATTTACAAAGAAATGATATAATTAGAACATTTCTTTTGTTTATGAATGACTATTTCTATAAAGTAATAGGTTCTATAAAGAATTTACAAGGGTATAAAAATTATACCATTAAAAAAGACGATACTAGAATACGATAATGTTTCAAAAGCTACGTTTTTTTAGAGGCACTGAGCACGATCTTAATTTAGTGCAAGATACCAATGGAGTTTACAAAGGTACAATTCATATGGATCCTGTTTCTACAGGTCTTTATGAGACTGTAAACTTGTTTGTGATGGAAGAAGTTGAGAAGGATAATCAAGTTTGGTTAAATCATCCAACTTCAAACTTTCCTTTTGGAAGTACACTAAACTTTAGATGGCTTAATGACTTTGATACGTCAAATGATATTATCATGT